CCTATTGCAGGTGAGTGCAAGTTTAGAAGTGGATGGGAACAAAAATATATGATGTTCCTAGATGTCCATGTTGACGTGGCTTCTTGGTCTTACGAAAAATTAATCATTGAATACGTCTCAAACAAGTCAACGGGTAAAATAAGAAAATACTACCCTGATTTTTACGTAGAGCTAAAAAATGGTACCAAATTTGTCGTAGAGATAAAACAAAAAAGGAAATTAGATTCTGCCAGCGTCAAGAAGAAGTCAGAGGCAGCAAAACTATGGTGCCATCATCATGGGATGACTTTCTTGATGCTTACAGAAATAGAGTTAAAGCAATTAGGTGTAATTTAGTTTAATTAATCGTAGATCATCTGCGCTTCATCAGGTGAGTTACGTCGAGTTGTTTACTAAAATTTCTCATACAATAATTTGTAATGTGTCAAAAATAATTTTCGGATTGGACGTTTCTACGTCTGTCACAGGAATCTGTATACTCAGTGCAGAAACTTTGCCGGATGACAAGGGATCTCACATTCTTCATCTTGATCGCATTGAATTCAAGAAATGTAAAACTTTTTGGGAGAAAGCAGACCTAACAAGTTTAGAGCTACGTAATCTGTCTAAAAAATATCCTGGAACACCCAGGGTGGCGCTCGAAGAACCCCTAATGGGTTTCAGAACAGGTATGTCTTCAGCGGCAACTATCACAACTCTAATGAGATTTAACGGAATCGTTTCTTACATTTCAAGAGAAATTTTTGGTGTTGATCCCGAATATATTTCATCTGCTTCAGCTAGAAAATTATGCGGGATAAAGATGCAAAAAACCGCAAAAGCTGGTATGTCTGGAAAAGAGCAAGTCTTTAAATACATGTCAGAAAATGATTTGAAACACGTCAATTGGCCTGAAAAGAAAAATGGAGAACCCGTCGATTGGAGTCGAGATGCCACGGATGCATATGTCATTGCGAGGGCGGCGAGCCTCCTGTGAACAATGCAAGATTTTAATGTTACGATGTCTCTGTGGCCATTCGTTCGGTCTCTGATAGCATAAATTTTTTCGAATCTATTTTTGGCAAAGGACGCATATCCTCCAATGGCATCAACTTCGATGTTCGGTGTCCTATGTGCGCTCCAACTGATCTATCAAAAAAGAAACTATCTATTCGAACAGATACCTCCGCAAATCATTGTTGGGTATGTGGGTGGAAAGCAAGGACTATAATTCCTCTTATACGTAAGTTTGGTACGCAAACTCACCTTTCTGTCTTCAAGGAATTATTCGGTTTTGCTGGTGATATTTCTCAACTCATCACAGGACGAAAAGAAGAATTACCTAAGTTAGAATTACCAAAAGATTTTAAGCTAATTACGTTAGCCAATGAAATGGATCCCGACGTAAAAGCTGCATGGCGTTACATCTACTCTAGAGGTTTAAATGAACGAGATGCTTGGTACTTTAAGTTAGGAGTATCAGATGAACCTAGATGGAAACGTAGAATAATCATGCCTTCTTTTGACGAATTAGGAAATCTTAACTATTTCATAGCAAGAGCTATCGACAAGGACAAAAAACCCAAGTATGATAATCCAGACATTGACAAAAATCCCGTAGTGTTCAATGAAATAAATGTTGATTGGAAAAAACGCCTTGTCTTAGTCGAAGGAGCATTTGATCTGGTAAAATGTCCTGATAACTCAACTGCAATTTTAGGGTCAGACCTAGATGAACGCCACGAAATTTTTAACAAGATTTTATTACACAATACGCCGATTGCTTTAGCTCTTGATGGAGACATGTGGAACAAAAAGACTCCTAAGATTGTAAAAAAGCTACAAGAATATGACGTCGAAGTTGATGTCGTCGACGTTCGGCCATGGGGAGATCCTGGTAATATGAGCAAGTCTGAATTCGTTATGGCGTTGTCTGAAGCTAGACCGCTTAGCTGGAGTGATTTGTTTGCTAATAAGTTATCAAAAGCAATGACGACCAGCTTTAAACTTTGAACACCCATAATAAAAAACATTAATTTATTACAAATGCTAAGAATTGCTCATATTGCAGATGTTCACTGGCGAGGGTTGAGTCGTCATGATGAATATCGAGAAATTTTCTCAAAATTCATTGAAGATTGCAAAAGCAAAGAAGTTGATCACATCTTTGTGGGAGGCGATATCTTTCATACAAAAGTTTCAGGAATTTCGCCTGAATACATTGAACAGCTTACGTGGTGGCTTGATTCAATGTCAAAAATTTCTCAAGTTCATCTTACCTTGGGTAATCATGACGGCAATTTAGTGAATCTCACGCGCCAAGATGCAGTATCGCCAATTGTAGCAGCCTTAAATAATCCTCGAGTTCATTTATACAAGAAAAGTGGAGTATATGAATTTCACCCTGGATACAATTGGTGCATTTTCAGCTTATTTGATGAAGAAAATTGGAATTCAGTAAAACCGCAAGCTGAAAAAATTAACATAGCTTGTTATCATGGGCAAGTTCGAGGATCTGTCACAGAATCAGGTTGGGATATTGAAGAAGGAATAACGGTTGATTTTTTTGACGGTTATGATTTTGCATTTTTAGGAGACATTCACAAACGCCAAATGTTAGCTTATCGTGATGGAAAGCCATGGATAGGATTCCCAGGAACACCCGTTCAACAAAATTACGCAGAAGAATTAGAACATGGCTACCTGTTGTGGAAAATACAAAGTTCCAAAGATTGGGATGTAAACTTTTATAAGCTTCCTAACCCGAAGCCATACGTCACTTTAGATTGGTCTGGTTCACATGATGAATTAGTTTCGCAAATTTCAAAGTACCCAAAACAATCTAGGTTTAGAATACGTTCAGTTTTGCCAATCTCACAAGGTGATGTTCAAATTATCACTGATCACTTACGTTCAGAAATGTCTGCGACTGAAGTGACTTTTAAATTAGAATACAAGCCTGAGATTAATAAGATCTCTACTAAAGAAAACATTCTTGAGAAAAAGAACATACGTTCTAATGATACTATTTTGTCATTGCTAAGAGCATATTGCAAAGAAAACAAATACGTAGATATTGATTGGGTTGTTGTAGAAAATGAGATAAAAAAGTATCTGGCAGCAGTAACGACTTCAGACGATTTAGCTAGAGGTTCTTCTTGGTCTTTAAAACACATGAAGTGGGACAACGTTTTTGCTTATGGAGAAGACAACGAGATTAATTTCGCTAAATTGAATGGAATTGTAGGAATCTTTGGACAAAATAGAATCGGAAAATCTTCAATAATAGGGACCATTATGTACTCTCTGTTTAACACAACCGACAGAGGTACTATGAAGAATCTTTACGTTTGTAATGTCAGAAAACCTTACTGCTCGACTAGATCTATTTTTGAGCACAATGGAACGACTTATGTCGTAGAACGTCAGACTACTAAAAGCGTAAATAAAAAAGGTATAACCAATGCCTCCACCGCTCTTAATCTTTTTAAGATAGATGAAAACAATGAAGCTGAAGATTTAGGAGGAGAACAAAGAACCGACACGGAAAAAACTATAAAATCTCTAGTTGGATCATCTGAAGATTTTTTGATGACATCTTTTTCAGCACAAGGAGAAACAGGGGCATTCATCCTTTTGTCGTCAGCAAAAAGAAGAGCATTGTTATCAAGATTTTTAGATCTAGACATCTTTGATAAGATGTATGAAATATCCAATAAAGAATTAAATGGTTTTAAATCTAGATTAAAAAACTTTCCAGAAAAAAATTGGGATTTTTTACAATCACAAAATGAAGAGACGTGCGAAGAGCTAAGTAAAAAAATTGAAGAATTAAACTGCACCATATCAGATTCTCAAAATGAGTTGAATGATTTACGCTCCGAGTTGTCATCTTACAAAGACTTTAAACCTGTTACTGGTATTGAAGTTGAGCAACAAGAGAAAAAAGTTTCTTTGCTTGAAAATCAAGCAAAAGATTGCTCTAATAGAATTGAAACTCTTAAATCGGAAATTGAATCGTTAAATTCAAAATTATTAGTGGTGAATGAATTCATCGATAATGAAAACATAATTGAACTAAAAAAGAAATTATCTATAATCGAGTCTTTAGAGAGATCTATCGTAGATTTAAAACATTCTCACGAAAAAGAATCTACGATACTGCAGAGACAGCAAAAGTCTTTGAAACTTCTAGAAGAAGTACCTTGTAATGATGAATATCCAACTTGCAAATTCATAAAAAATGCTTATGAGGATAAGTCGAACGTTAGTCAGCAACAAGTAAAAGAATCATCTATTAAAAAATCTCTTGAAAAAGCGTTAGAAGCGATAGCTGACCTTGACAAAGATTCTATCATCTCTAAAATAACGAAACATGAAAAAGCGTTAACTCTGTCATCAAGTTTAAATTTAGAAATCTCTAAAAAAGAAACTGAGATTGCCAAGAACAAATCTGCTTGCGATTCTTGCGTAGAGAACTTAATGACCAGTCAAGAAAAGTTATTTTCATTACGAGAAGCTTTAAAAAATAATGAAAATTATGAAGTTGTTAACCTTAGATCTAAAATAGAAGAATTATCAAGAGCCATCAAGAATCATGATAATGAAAAACTAGAACTTGCTAAGCAACATGGGCGTTTGACTTCAGATTTAGAAAAGTTAAAGTCAGAAAAAGAATCAAGAAATGCTTTGATTAAAGAAATGAAAGCCTTTGAAATGATATGTGATGCCTTTTCAAAAAAAGGCTTGCCATTGATGATTACAAAAACTCAACTACCAGTTATCAATGCTGAGATTTGCAAAATTTTACAAGGCATAGTTGATT